TTAGGTCCTATACCTCTAGCGCTCCACAAAAAATGTTATAATAAACTAATGAAGTATGAGACGTGTTTAGATCTAAAGGATTACAATGACTAAAAAAAACGTTGACACAATAGTAATTTATGCGGGAACAGAATTACCTGCAACTGATTGCAAAGTAAAGTTTACTAACAAACAAGGTGTAGAATACAATGTTGAGTTAACAAGATTAATTCAAGTATTTAATAATAATATTTGGGAGAATAAAAAAAGTGTCAAATAAAAAAATAAGAGCGGATAACTGGGACGGTAAATCAAGACCTTCTAACAAAGCTTATGATGAAGGTTATAATAGAATCTTTGGTCAGAAAGAAATTAAAGAATTAGATGAGTCGTTAAAACAATCTAAAGCTAATAGAAAAGAACATAAGGACAAGGAACTTGAGAAAATAGCTGACAGGAATGGATTTTAGTATGGAATGGAATAAATTATATCATTACCCACCATGTACGAGAAGTACAACCGATGGACTAAGAACTTATTCTGTTGGTAAAGAAAAATTACCGAGTGTAACGACTATCCTTGGGGCTACACAAAGTGACGAAAAGAAGGCAGCTTTGGATAAGTGGAAGGCTCGAGTGGGCATCGTAGAGGCTGAGAGAATTAGAGACACGTCAGCTGCACGGGGTACTAACATGCACTTACATTTAGAAAAACATATATTGGGAGAAGGTCATTTAGATTTAACTCCTGAAGGTAAGGTTGCAAAAGTAATGGCCGATGTCATTATTGAGAAAGGTTTAAAAGATATGTCCGAAGTATGGGGTTCTGAGGTAACACTTCATTATCCTGGCAAGTACGCAGGACAAACAGATTTGGTTGGTGTTTATGACTATGAAGATAGTATAGTCGATTTTAAACAATCTAATAGACCCAAGCGAAGAGAGTATGTAGATGATTATTTTATGCAGTTAGGCGCTTATGCGATGGCTCATAACCAAGTCTACAATACGGACATAACTCAGGGTGTAGTACTGATATGCACTCCCGATCATTATTTTCAGAAGTTTGCTGTAAATGGTAAAGAGTTTATTAAATATCAAAATCAGTTTTTAGAAAGGGTGGAGAAATACTATGAACAGAGAAATAATTGAACAAGTAAGTAAAAAACAATTTACCGAGATGATGGAATCTGAGAAAGAGTTGAAAAGATACTTGAATGCAGACACCAGCGGCAGGCCTCCAGGGACTGAAGAAGGCTTAATTGTAAGGATCGAAGGCATTTTAACTAGTATGAGTAGGTGTCAAGACCGTATTATATTGCTACAACAATTGACTGACGAAAAAGACAAACCAAAAAGTGAGTAAAAACGCGGTTCATCACCTCCCTATAGTAATCTCAGAATAGTTAAATCACTAATTCGGTGTTTTAAAAGAGAGGTGATCTGGTGATGAGGTGATCAGCTAGTAATACCAACAGTTTTAGAAGGCATAGGGGCCGTGAAGAACTTTTAGGTTCATAAAAATAGAAAAATCTGTAGAATTACTATAGGGGTTGGGGTATGATAGGTAGAAACAAAAATTGGTCCGGTCAATCTGATTGGATTAAAGCGTTTAATAAAAAACATAACCCTGCGATTTATTATGGCAAAAGCAAAAGTAACAAAGAGAACAGCCAAGAACAAAAAAGTAATAAGTCTAGATATAAAATCTTTAGGCAACAAGATTGAATCATATCCGTTTGTTGAAATCTATTGGCTCGATATTGAAGGCGATGCGGGCTGGAGCAATACTAAAGATCTAAATAAAGAAAAACTACCTGTATGTGTTTCTAAAGGTTATTTATTGAGTCAACAAAAAGGTATTACAAGAATATTTAGTGATTACATTATGACTAAAGACAACCCCACGTTTGAAAATATTGGTAGTACTACTATTATTCCAACATCAGTAATTCAGTCTATCAGGAAAATTAATTTAAACTAAGGGTAGTTTAGGTTTAATGTCTTCTGGTTTATCTTCTGGTTCAGCTTCTAATAATACTGCGTTATCTTCCTTGATTGTTTTAATTCTATTGTCTAATTCTTCCTCACTTAAATCATCAAGTTTACCTGTTCTGACAATTTTTTGATCAAAGTAATAACCACCTACTTGTCCTCTTGCTTTTTCTGCAACGGTTGCTGCTGAGTAAGATCTATCTTTTAAGGCCTGGTCTCTTATCCTACCAAGTTCTGTTAGATGTCCACCATAAGACACACCATATTTTTTGTTACGTTCATCTCTTAATACTCCAATATATTTTGCCACCATTGGGTACATTTTAGGATTCTGTAATTCTGATGCTGTAATTCTAGCTCTATCTTTTTCATACCCTGCTTCAAGTGCTGCTTCATAGGCATATTTACGACCCTCAAAATATATTAATGCTTCAGCAAATTTAGCCTGCATTGGAGTGAGTTTAGGTAAAGGGCCTCTTTTTTTCTTTTGAACTTCCATGGTTGACAATATAATTAGATTATCTTATAATGTCAATTAATGAAAGACGAAGATAAAACATACGAAAATGAAAGGAATCACGTGAATCAAACAATTAAAACAATACTAAGTCCTATTACCCATGTAAGAAATGTAGCCAGTGCTGCTATGTTTGATGGTAAAAAATCAGCTGATCTTACTGTTCAAGTTGAGATGTTAACTAAACAGAAAAAATATATGCAATCTAAATGTAGAGAGGCAGGTTCTGCTGTACTAGATTTACAACATCAAGTTGATGTCTTAAAAAAAGACAATAACATTCTAGCTAAAGAAGTTGACCGAATGAATGAGTATGTCCAAATAATGGAATTAGAAAAAAATGCTAAAGGGTAGGGATATAATGCCCATCCTAGAAAGATTTCTAGGACCGAAACAAAAAGCGGCTGTAGCTCAAGACGCTCGTGTTCAAGTTAGAACTCCGGATGGAAAACATTATGATATTGTTGGTATAAATTTAGTTGAAAATAAAATTTTAAATGCTAAAGAAACTCATCGTTTAGTAATTAGTACACATGAAGAAATGGCTAAAATGGGCCAAGCAAAACTCATCTTGTAAGAATTTGTTACGGCGGTTATTAAATGAATCCTGAAACAAAGTTATGGCATGAAGTTAAGAAACATATACGAAAAATTAGTTGGACTAGGATTGAAAACTCTAGCGTATTGGGTACTCCTGATCTACTGGGGTATAATAATAACGGCGTCTTTTTCACTGTTGAATTAAAAGTTTCTACCGTAACATCCCGTAACAAAATTGGGACAGTTAGGTTTAGTCCACATCAATTATCATTCCATGTTAGGCATCCTAAGAATAGTTTCATTCTTGTGAACCAGCAAAACCCCCTCTCTCAGGGCACTTACCATTTGTTTCCAGGTTCTGCAATCTTGCAGCTGGATTCTTGCGGCTTGGAGCTTGAGGCTTGTTGCTTGGGGCTTGAGGCCTGCTCCGTTTTTTTTGATAACTTGTAGCTTGAGGACTTGTAGCTTGTTGCCTGAATATAGGCGCTTGAGACCTGCGACTGGCTTGTGGCTTGTGGCTTTTATTATGCCTGAGGCGCCAGCCTGCACCATTCATAAAAAACCACATTATAAATTGTATAGATCTTTAAAAGTTTTTTTGATTTGTCTTAACTGTGCTTTTAATTGTGCATTTTCTTTTGATATCCTATTAATGATCTCGTCATCCCTTAGCTCATCCCTTAACTGTCGTCTTATATAATGGGTTAAGTGCATGTCACCGTTTTTAATATCCTCACCCTTACTTTCAGAGTAGGTTTCATCCTCTAAAAATTCCACTATATCACATGGAGTCTTTTTGTTGTTTGTAAATACTTTCTCAATTTCTATTAGATCTCTTATTATTGACATATTATCTCCGGTTGTTTATTATTTTAAAATCATTTAAAGAACATTCCATATTATTTTCATGGCAAGTTTTTACATGATCTTCTATTTCTTTTTTAGCTTGTTCAAATGTTTCAAAACGATCATCATTCCAAACACTTTCCCAACCATAAAGCATTTTTGTTAAAACTTTGTATTGCATTTATTTCCTCGCTTGTGGGTTTATTTATATAGATCGCT